TGTGGCGGGCGGGCGGCGGCGGCCGCGGGGGGGGGGGCGCGCGGCGAGGGCCGTCTGTGGAAGCGTGTTGGGGCTGGCTTGGAACTGATCGTAGGTCGGTACTCGCGGCATTTGGCTTCCCCTTAGTCGGTCACTTTGCCCAGCTCGTACCACGACTTCGCGACGCTGCCGGCGCCCCCCAGCAGCGTCGTAGCCGCCGAGCCGAACGGACTGAGCCCCGCGGCCGTCGCGCGTTTCGTCTGTGCCTCGGTGCGGTACAGCCACCCGTTGCTCTGTGCAGCCAGTGCCTCGTTCTGGAAGTTGGTTGCCTGCGCGCGATACCCCCAGGCCGATCGCACCGCGTTTGCCGTCAGGGTCTCGATGTCGGCGTCCTTCATGATGTCGGCGGACGCCTGCAGCTCGGCCGCGCTGCCCGCCCCCAAGTCTACCCCGTTCGCCGCCAGCGCGGCCCGCTGGCTGCTCTTGAGATGCCCGGCCTTGAGCGACAGGGCCGCCACCTGCTGTTGCCCTTGCTGGAGCGCGGACTGTGCGCCCAGCTCGGCGATGCGCGCGTTCGTGGTCGCCGTGGTGCGGGCCATGGCCGCGTTGGCGTCGGCGATGCGCGCGTTCGCATCGGCGACGGCGGCCTGCCCCTTGAGCGTCGCCTTTTGCGTGCCGGTGCTGTAGTAGTTCCCGATGGCGGACGTAACCCCGCCGCCGATCTGCCCGATCAGCGAGGCGGTGGCGAGCTGACTAGCTGAGAATCCCATGTGCAGTGCTCCGAGAGGATGCCCGCAGGGTACGGCGGCGCGGCGGGACCACGTGCACGTGCGCGGGACTACCCGCCGATCGCGACCTCGGCGGTGACGCTGACAACGGTCAGGGGCAGGGGGTCCGCCTGCCGGACGAAAACCTGCCCGCTGGCGCCCCACGTCGGCGTCAGCGTCAGCGCGATTTCGTCGCTTTTGAGCGCGGGCGGCGTGCCGTAGGGCTCCGTGGTGCGCTGCTTGGCTTCGACCAGCTCGTCCGCGCTCGGCCCGACGAAGATTCCCGATGCCCGGTAGACGCGCAGCCACACCTTGTTGACGTTCTTGAACCGGCCCTGTCCGGCGCTGCCATCCTGTAGCTGCATGGCGGCCGGCAAGGTCTGCAGGTCCGCCGTGATAGGCAGGCCGACGTGCACCACGCTGGCCTCGATGTCGAGCGTGATGCTGCCGCCCGTGACTACCCGCTGCGGATGCACGGCGCCGTCCGCAAGGATGCTTACCGTTTCCCCCTCGAGATGATCAAGCCCGCTGATCGTGTCGGCCGCGGCGCCGGAGTAGGTTGCCCCGCAATCGACGAAGAACGCGTCCTTGGCGTCGGCGAAGGCACGGGACGCCAGGCGCTCAACGTAGCGCACGCTGGCGCCGTCGATCGTCCGCCGCACGACGACGTAGAGCACGTCCTCGTTGCCCTCGGCGACGACAGCGCACGACTCGAACGTGCCGGCGGTGTCGTGCCAGTGCCACGCCCCGATCTGCTGCTCGGGAACGTAGGTCAGGCCCAGCAGGAGGCCGGACGACGAGACAAGCCAGACGATCGGCAGCGGGGCCTTGGTGTAGGCCATGTCCACCACGTCGAGCCCGTCGAACAGATGCGGCGCGCGCAGCGACAGGTCGCCAGTGATGAAGCCGTTCGCCTGCCAGTTGTACGCCAGCTCGCGCACGTGCCCGCCGCGGGCGGCAGCGTAGATCAGGGTGTTGTTGATGATGGCCGGCTGCACGTTCGACGCGCCGACGTAGGATTGCGGCCGGACGCTGATCGTGCTCGGGGTAATGGCGTCGCTGTTCACCGACGTGACGCGCCACTCGGCCGCTGACGTGAGCAGCAGAAGTTGCGTCAGCGGGACAATATGCCGGATGGTGTTCGCCTCGCGCGCGGCGACCCGGAACGCGATTCTGTCATCGTCGCGAATCGGCAGCGAATAGCTCATGTTGGCCTCGGTGCCCGACTTCGTCATCCAGATGTTCGCCGGCTTGGTCGTCGTGCCAGCGAAGCACCGCCGCTGCTCGAAGTACGACACTGCCGCCGGGTACTCGCCGGTACCGCTGAACACGCTGTCGTAGATCGGCGGGGTTTTCGACAGGTCCGGGGCAATGTTGTCGTCGACGATCGACAGGCCGGTAGTCTCGCCGATGTAGCCGTACAGGCCGCCCTGCTGCTTGTAAACCTGATACCGCGTCGCGCCCGTGACGGCGCCCCACGACACGGTGATGGTGGCCCCTGTCTCGAACAGGTTGCCGCCGGCACTCGACGCCGACGAGGCCGCGGACTCGCTGATGCCGTCTGCAGCGATCGCCGTCACGACGTAGTAGTACGTGTACTTCACCGCGGTGTGGCCGGCGGCGTTCAGCGTCGGCGAGCCGGGGGCGGCGATCGACGCGGCGAAGGAAATCGTCGAGAGCTGCCAGTTGGTCGCGCCCAGCCGGCGCAGCTCGCGCGGGGCATAGCCGGGGTGTACCAGCGTCAGCACGTCGGCCGACTGCACGAAGTGGATGTCGAACAGGTCCGCCTCGGCGTAGGGGTTCGCGACCTCGTAGGGACTGCCGGAACTGAGCAGCGTTGCCCCCTGCGTGTGGAAACGGAAATACCCGGCGCCCAGCTCGATCACCATCGTCTGTGTCGTCGAGTACGTGAAGGGGGTCAGCCGGGTCCGCTTCGTCGAGTCCTTGACCTCGCGCACGAAGGCGAACCCCGGCCTGTTCTCCGCCGGCCCTTGCGGCTTGATAAGGAAGTTCCGGCAGCGCGCGAGGCCCGACTGGTACTTCGCGTCGTCGCTGCGGCCGCACCTCTCCCGCGAGACCTCGCCGCCCGAGACGGAGCGCTGCAGGGCGCGGACGTTCGCCATGTGTTACCGGCCTTCAATCCAGGAGGGGGAGTGCTCCGGTCGGCGCCGGTGCTGGTTGGCGTCCGACACGCGGGCGGTCGAGAGCGCGAGCGCGTAATTCTGCATGCAGGTTTTTGCCATGGCCGCGCCCGCGTCGCCCTTGATGACAGGCCCGGCGAGATGCGCGGCGAGCAACCACGACAACGCGTTGACGAACAGCGGCGAGAAGGCCGTGGTGTCGGTGACGCGCGCGATGTAGCGCAAGTTGGCCGCTTGCTGGTTGGTCAGGAGGATGGCGCGGCCGTCGCTGTCCGTTTCCGCCTCGTACTCCTGCGCTTCGTCGCTTGACGACGACTCTGGCAGCACTGCCAGCAGGCGCAGCGCGTCGGAAGGCTGCGCGTAGGCATAGGCCCACTCCCACGTCGGCGCATCCAGCGACGCGAGCAGCACACGCTTCGTGGCGAACTTCCACGCGTGCTGCTCCAGCAAGGCGTCGCGCGCGATCGGATAGAACAGGGCGCAGTGCTCGGCCTGCGCCGACCCCTCGGGCGGGTCGATGCTTGCCACTGTGGCGTTGTCGCCCAGGTGCGCCAGTGCGAGGTTGCAGATATCGACCTCAGAAGCCATTGCCGCCCCCACAAAAAGCGGGGGTCATAGGCCCCCGCGAAACACCCCGCACCCCCGCGGAAAGGGTCAAACCAGATCGTCACCGGGCGGCTTGCCGGTCGCCCGGGACGCGGCCTTGCCCGCCGGCGGCTTGCCGCGGGGCACGTCGCCCACGACAAGCGCGGGCGCAAACCACGTCGCCCGGGTGCCGTCCGGTACGTCAAACTCGTCGCCGGGGGCGCGCAGCTTGCCGAAGAATCCCGGCTTGAGGGCAGTCACTTTCACGTCAGGCCCTCATCAGGCAATGCGCGAGCTGTCCGGCTTCGGCACGTTCTGCTGGAAGCCGGCGACGATCTGCGCGGAGAACTTGCCGGCGGTCAGCGGGCCAGTGGCGACCGTGTAGTACGCGCGGATGTAGCGGCGAAGCCTGGTCGGCAGCGGGATGACATGCTGATAGCCCGCGACCAGCGTCGCCTTGCCGATCGCCACAGTGACGGCCACGTCGGCAAAGGACGAGTTGTCCGCGGAATCCTGCAGCGAGAACGTCACGGTCGCCGCGCCAGACGCGGTGGCCGCCTCGTCTGTGGTGATGACCAGCGCGAGCTGGCCGGTTGCGCCCAGGTCCGACGTGACTTGCCCGGTGTCGATAACGTCGGTCGATGCGGCCGAAGAAGTAACCGCCTGCTCGTTGGAAACCTGCAGGGCCTTGTCGATAATCATGTGGTGTCCTTTCTGTGTCAGTGAGCAGCGCAGGGCGACCCGCGCTGCATTCAGCGCCCCGCCGCGAGACTTACGTCACGCGGGCTTCGGTGAGCAGCAGCGCGTCGGTACGGCGGCAGGGTACGCCGTCGAATGCGACCACGCGCTTACCTGAGACGGTTTCGAGCGTGAGCGTCGAGGCGGCAACCTTGTTGGCGATCTGCCGGCGAAGGAAGCTGCGCAGCTTGCGCGGCAGGTAAAAGGCCGGGCGCCCCATGCCCAGGTTGGGCACGAGTTCGAGCGCTTGCGTCATCAGGTCGATGAGGTCGGCGCCCGATGCGGCGTTCTTCGTCAGGTCCGAAACGTCGATATTGCAGATACGCACGACGTACCGCCAGTCGCGCAGCACCGCGCCGATATCCCACTTGTAGTGGGTGCGGTAGCCCTGATACCGGCCGCCGGCGGCGTCGGTCAGGGTGTCCTCGCCCAAGTCGCGCGACTGCAGGCCGGCCGCCGAGCCCTTCGGGTAGATCGTGTGGCAGGTGTTCGGCCCCCACACGACGAGCCAGACGGACGCGTTATCGCTGCCGGTGCCGCTGGCGTCGATGATGTTCATGGCGTTTTCCGCCGACAGGCTGTTGTAGCGCGGCGCCAGGCCCATGAACTTCTCGGGGTCGAGACTGGAGTCGCCGTAGAACAGCGTCGTGGCCATGGTCTGATTCATGCCTTCGACGAAGGCGCGGTCCTCGGAGAGCCGCCATGCCGCGGAGTTGCCGTTCAGGTCTGCCAGCGCCTTGTCGACTTCGGCGTAGGTTTCGAGCATGCCCATGCTGTCCTTCACCTGCACGGTGCGGGACTTCTCGGGCTGCACGCCATAGTTCAGCTTGCGCCAGGTGCCGGTCGGCAGGCCGGACCGCACGGTGGTCTTGTGCTCGGTGAAGCCGTTGGCCTCAAGCACGGTCATGTCGTCGAGGACCTCGTTCGTTTCCGCGAGCATCTCGACAATCATCGGGTCGATTTTGCCGTCCGGGGCGAGCCGGGCAGCGACATCCGCAAGGGTCGGGTTGGTGCTGGTCAAGGTGGCCATATTGCGCTCCTGTTAAGGGTTCATGCTGGACGCCGCGTACAGCCGCCGCGCATCGCCCGGGTTGGTGTTGGTGCTGCCCGATCCGGTAACGAGCCGGTCCTCGCTGATCGCCTTGCCGGTCCTGTAGAACAGCCGGATGACTTCGGGGTGGTTGCCCAGGCCGGACTCGTTGAGCAGGGCCTTGAGCCCGTCGCTGGCGAACGCGTCAAGCGCTTTCTTCGCCGTGGCGAGGTTTTCCGACAGCGCATCGCCGCCGAACTCGCTGTCGGCCTTCGCCGCTTGTGCCCAGCCCGCGCTGGCCGCCTGCAGCTGATCCGTCTGGCGCGCCTGCAGTACGGGCGCCATGCGATCGAGAACCTTCTGCGCGTGCTCTTGCGTGAGGTTCAGCTCCTTGGCGACCCCGGAGAACTCGCCGAGAACAGCGTCGTCGAGCGTCAGCCCCTCGGGGGTTTGGAACTCGTACTGCTCGGGCGCGCCTTGCGGGGCGGCTTGCGTGTCAGGGGCCGCAGCGGTGGCGTCCGATACTTCGGCCGTTTGCGCGCCCTCGGCGCCTTCCGCCGCGGCCGTTTGCTGCTCGCCGGTGTCGGCGTCCGTCAGCAGCGTGTCCGTCGTCATCCTTGTTGCTCCTTCACCATCACGTGATACAGGTCCGGGCAGAGTTCGTGAATCCGCGCCAGCGTGCGCAGGCCCTCGTTCTTGCAGCCTTCGGCGAAGGCCATTGCGAGCGGGTCGGTGTTGAACGACAGCCGGAACACTCCCGCCCGGTCGAGAACCCCCCACACGAGGCGCCGGCCCCACTCCCCGGCCATCAGGTGCTTGAAATCGGCGTCCTCGATTTCCTTGGCCTGTTGCGCGCGCAGCGCAGCGTTGGCTTGTGCGCGCTCTTGGCTGCGGATGTCGGTAGGGTCTTGCGGGTACATGGTTGGCAGCCTATGCGCTCGCGCGGGCGACATGTGCACCACGCTCTGTGCGAGCGCGCATATCAGCCCGCGCTCCTCGGAGTGTCGTCAGCGCTGCCGACGATGAAGACTTGATCCCACTCGGCCCTGCTCACTGCGTTCGATTTTGCGCCTTGCACAGCGACGCGAGCCTGAGCGGTGTAGGCGTCCAGCCTGCGGAACTCGTTGGCATAGCTCCAGTGAATCATCTGAGCCGGCGTGCCGTTGGCGATACGATCCGCTTGGTATGCCAGTACGGCATTGAGCAGGATTTGCCCGCCGACCTGAAGCAGCCCGTAAAGAAACTGTTGCTTCGTCAGCGTGACTGATCGCGGGTCAAGCGATTCCGGCATGTCTGTCCCGGTGAATACGAGCACATCACGACCAGGGCGAATCAGCACGTGCCGAGGTTGCGCTACCGCCTCTGCGTCTGCGATACCTGTAGCAGTTGCCGGGAAAGTCAGTCTGGCCATGATTATTCTCCGTAAGTCGCCACAATTGCAAAGTTCATCAGTATCGCCGTTGCAATGTTGGAGCCCTGTTGCAGCGTCACATAAAGCGATTGATCGACCGATGTATCGCAGGTATCCGTGTAGTGAGCTGCGACGACAGAAGTAGCTGCTACACCGATGCCAGCAGTATTTCCTGTCGCGTTTCGCGCGTGGCTTTTTGCAGTATGGCTATCCATACATACTGTATTAAGCAGCCCGTCGAACACGGGAGATGATGATGCCCCGCCGACAATTCCAAAAATGGTCGTCGATGCGTTGTTTGCCCTCAGCCTGTAATTCCGACCGGAGGCACTGGTGCTGGCGATCACCCTTTGTGTCCAGCTCAAAGTTCCGTTTTTTCCAAGCGCTGTTCCAGGCAGGGTGAATCCTGAAGGGCCAGTGATTTCGCTCGTTGAGCCAGTAACCCACCCCGACAGATTCGGCGTGATTTCCGTTTTCGTCGCAGGCCGGCGGGGAGTTCCGCTGCCGACGACGTAGGTCTCTGCGTAAACTCTACCTGCCGTGTCGGAGCTGAATTCCGTCCAGTACCATCCAGCAGGCAGCGAGGAGCCGCCGAAGCTGGCTGGAAGATAAGCGTAGCAACCTGCAAGGCTCGCGCCGACGTTGGCCTGTATGGCTGCCGACAGCGTGAAAGCCCCGTTCGTTCCGGTGAATTGGCATCCGTTCGCAGCTCCGTCTCCGGGCATGATGAGGAACGGGATGTTGCTGACGGCGATGACTTGCGGAATCCCGAAAATAATATCTGCCCCAGAACGCCGCCTCTGCCCAACCACCAACCCCGTCGGATCGTCGACCAGCCATTCGACCGTGCCGTCTACTTGTGTCCCCATGCCTTTCTCCTATCAGGTGTAGCCGCTGAATGCGCGGGTGATGTCCGTCAGCGCATTCGGTTTGCTGGTATCCACGCGGCCGAGCTTCTGCGCGGTGTCTGCGCCTTGGTTCAACAGCGCGGACTGCTGCGCCTGCTGCTGCGCCTCGGCGCGTTGCTGCCGGATCAACGCGACCCTTTCCCCCGGCACGATCATCTCGGGGTCGATTCCGAGCATGTCGGCGTAGGCATCCGCCCACCGATCGGCGTCGAGTTTGTCGAGTACTTCCGGCTTCAGCCCGGCCACCGCGCCCAGGTTGCCGACAAAACGGTCGACAGAGTTCGTGGCAATCGCGCGCTGCGCCTGCGCCAGCATCGACACAAACTCGACGTTCAGCTCCGCACCCTGCAGTTCCTCGGGCGGGGGCGGCACGATGCCGGCCTCGACCATGCGCGCAAAGGTCAGGTCGATCAACGGGTCCAGAATCTCGTTGTGCATCCGCTCCAGCACGGGGCCGAGCATCAGGAGCTTTTCCTCGTGCCGCTCCGCGACCTCGGTGGCGGTCATTTGCGGGTTCGTGCCGTTCGCCAACATCAGGAACAGGTCGGCGTAGAAGCTGCCCTTGATCCGCTCGCGCACGTCCTGAATATCGGCCAGCAGGTGCGACAGGTCGATGCTTACCTCAAAGGCCGACCGGATGCCGCCCCCAGCCGCCGCGGCATCGACGAACGAGACGCCGCCCGGCAGGACGTCCACGTCGTGCGACTTCATGCTCGTCGGCACCTGCAGCGGGGGCCGGGTCTTGTAGTCAATCCCCTGCGCCTTGCGCAGCTGCTCGTGTTGCAGCTGCTTGATGTCGCCGAGCGCTTCCATGGCGGGGCTGTGGCCGTAGATGTCGCCCCCGGCCACCGCCCAGCGCGGGCAGAGCGCGGGGAAGGTGCGAAAGCCGGAGTCGCGCAGCAGTTGGTCCTCGTCGCCGCTTGCGCGCTCAAAGTAGGCCGACTGCCACGCCATGTTCTGCGCGTCGCGCTTGCTCAAGTCGCGCACGGCGCGAGGCTGTATGGCGTGCAGCACCGTAACCCAGTGGTCGCGGTTGCCGCGTTGCACCATGTCCTTGACCGCAGGGCTCGCCTTATCGCCGAACTCCCGGACCACGTTCGCTGCGGAGAGCTGGAACTCCCGGAACACCGTATCGACCCGCCCGCGCGAATCCGTCGCGATTGCGTATTCGCCTGCGGTCAGCGTGTGGCAGTGAATCACGGTGTCGAAGTCGGGGAGCACGATCGCGCCGGCCGTGCCGAACGCGCCCAGCTCCTCATACATCGAGTGTAGCGCGCGGTAGACGTTGGATTTCGCGAATACCATTTGCATCAAGCGCGTGACATCCGCCAGCCACGCCTTGACCGCGGCCGACTCGTCGAGCTGCGGAAACGACGTGGTGAGCCGGAACCACGGCCGCGCCGGGCTGGTCATCCCCGCCATCATGCCGGCGGCGAGCACGCGCAAGGCGCGCGTCCCGGTCGAGTCGAGAATCGAGTTGTGCCGCTTGTCGCCCTTGTTGCGGTCCTCGACGAAGAAGCGCCCCGACCGCGGCAGCAGATAGTCGCTGATTTCCTTCCAGTGCGACATCCAGCTCTCGCGCTCGCGGTGCAGGCTCCTCCACCGCGAGAGAAGCAGTTGCCGCCTAGTCTGCTCAGGCATGGCCTACGAGCCCAGCAGCGTGGTCTTGCCGAGCTGCAGCGCGTCCGGCGAGATGCCGGTCGGCCCGGTCAGCATCGTGCCGGATGCCCCGGCGCGGCCCGCTTCGCGCGCGGCATCGAGCACAGAGCCGGTGCCCGCGCGCTTCTGGTTCGCCCGGTTGGTTGCCTCGTCCGCGGCCTGTTGCTGCTTGCGCGCGTTTTCCTCGGTTTGCTGTTGCGCGCGCTCCGCGAGCCGCGCTTGCTGATCGGCGGCGAGGCGGGGCTGCTCCTCCGCGAGCTGCGCGGCCTTCTCCTGGTCCTGCCCGCTGTTGCGGGCGGCGACCGCCCCGGCAACGGCGGCGACGGCGGTAATGGCTCCGCTCATGCCTACTCTCCCGTAATGTGGATCGCGTTGACGGCGCCCAGCTGCCGTGACAGCAGCAGGTGCGCTTCGTCGGTGAACTCATCCTCTGCCTGCTCGACGGTCGCGGCCCGCGTCGCGAACACCATCGTCAGCCAGGTGTCGGCGTGCGCGAGGAATGCCTGCCGGCGGTGTGCGCTGGCCGCGAGCACGTGGTAGCCGGTCAGCCGCACGGCATCCTCGCCGGTGTCGACCGTCGCATCGCCGGCGAGGATCAGCACGGTCGGAACCCGGATCAGCGCGCCCGTCAGCACGACGCCGGCGGGGATCATGATCGTCCGCGCGTACATGCCGCCGTGCAGCACGTGGTCGGTTGCAATCGGCACCTGCGGCAGCTCGAGCAGGGCCGCTTCCAGCCGGCGAACACGGGCGATCGCCTCGTCCGTCATCGCCGGAATGCGCCCCGCTGTGAGTGCCGGCATCATGCGCACCCCCGGAAAAATACGCGATTGGTTTCGTGATACCCGACGCGCGGCAGCAGGCGCTCCAGCCGGCCGCCGGTCGGCGCGGTGACGTACAGCCCGGGGACACCGAAGCCGGCCGCCAGCTGCTCGGCCGCGCGCAGCAGCTTGAGCCCGGCGCCGCCGGCGCGGTGCTTCTTCGCCACGAACAGCGTCTCGGTTGAGGCAATCAGCTTGCCGCCGAAGTGCAGCACGGGCGAGACGAGCACGGCACAAAAGCCGGCCAGCTCGTCGCCAACGAACACGCCCAGGGCGTGCAGCATGCCGGCGTCGACCAGGGCCGCGTAGCCCTCGCGATCGGGCAGCGCGCCCCACAGGTCCGGGTTGCGCAGCGACTCGTCCCGGTACTCGTCGCACAGCTCGGCGAACAGGGGCGAGTCGAAGGCCTCGGCGACAGTGAGGGGGCGAATGGTGCATTCCATGCGCGCAGCGTAGGCCGGGCGCGCGGCGACACGTGCACCGCTCTATCGCAGGTTGGCGTAGGGGTCGTAGTTGCCGCGCGGCTTGCGCGTCGGGAAAAGGCCGCGCTTCGGTGTGTCGATCAGGGCGAGCACGTATGCGCTCCCGTAGTCTGGCGATCGCCCGATGCGCTCCATGATCTGCTCCCGGCTCGCCACGTAGATCGTGGAGCCCGACAGCGACCACGTGTAGGCCGTCAGGTCAGCGAGTAGCTGCTTGCTCGGGGGCAGGGCAATGCCGGTGTTGTTCGCCGGGTCCAGCGCCTCGCGCATGCGCCACACAAGCTCGCTGCGCAGGTTCTTGAAGCGCAGCCGGCCGGACTTGTCCGCGCCGGTGGCCGCTTCCGCGACGTTCACGCCGACCACCTGTTGCCCGGCTTCGCGCAGGAAGTCGTAGGGCGCGGAACCCACACCGATGACGTCCACGTGGATCACGGCGTCGTCGCGCTTCGCTGCGAGGCAGAGTCCGGCCACGGTCGGCCCGTCCGGCGTCGCGCTGCCCGCGTGCGCCAGCGGCTCGTCGAACCACATGCCGTGCCGGCGGGCGAGGACCGTGCTGTCGCGGCCACCGCGGGCCACGTCGACGCCGAGTGAATCCATCGGCGGCAGCTTGTCCGGGCGCCGCCAGCGGGCTTGCGCAGCCTCCACCCAGGCCGTCGGAATGACTTGCCAAGGGTCATCCTCGGTGCCGGCCTCGAAGTCGCCGTGCAGCATTTGCGAGCGCAGCGGCTCGGGCAGGGCCTGCAGGGTCGCCATGTACCCCGTCCCCAGCAGGTACGGGTTGTCGCTGATCCGCGAGGGAACGAACGTCCGCGACATCGGTTTGATCGTTTCGCCGGCGTGCATGAAAGGCTCGCCGCTGGCCACCTCAATCTCCTTGCCCCCTACCATCGCAAACCACCGCAGCTCGCCAGGTTGCGCGGGCCGCGGATGCTTGCGATCGAGCCAAGGGGCAAAAAATGCCTTGATCCAGCGCCCGTCCTGCGTGGTCGGGGGGTTGAAAGTCAGCAGGGCTTGACAGCGCTGGCCAGGTATCGTGGTGCGCAGCCAGCCCAGCAGGAAGCGCACCTGCGACTCGAGAAAGTTAGTCGCCTCATCGAACACCAGCAGGTCGTGCGGCCGGCCCTGATACCGCGCCTCATCGCCCAGGTTTGGCGCCGACCCGAACTCAATCTGCCGGCCGTCAGGCAGGCGCCAGATGCGATCCTGCCCGTTGTACCCGTCCCGTTTGCCGAGAAGCGCGGTCAGATCGTCAATTATCCCTGTTAGCTGTGTGGCCTCTCGCCGCAAAATCATGGACTTCCGGTGCTGCGTCAACGCCTTGCCGATCGCCAGGAAGCTCTTGCCCCCGCCTGCAGAGCCCCCGAAGCCGATTATCTCGGCGAGGGAATGGTAAGCCATCAGCTGAGGGCCGGGAAGCGGCCAGAAGGGCCGCGCGGGGTCGTGCAGCAGGCTATCCAGCTCGGCCTGTTCCGCCGGCGTCAGGTGCGCCAGCAGGGCCGGGTCAAAGGATGTCGGAAACATCCGCCTCGGCCTGCCGCGCGGCAGCGCAGGCGAGAATCACGGCGATGCGCGAGGCCCGGTCGGTGTCGGTCAGGACAACAGGCCCGCCGTCCGCGCCGGTCAGTTCCAGGGCCGTCTTGTTCCCGTACTTCTCCGGAAACAGCTTCTCCGCGCGCCAGCGCTGCGACGACAGCACCACGCTCGCCGCTTTCGGGTCGATCTTCCCGGCGAGCGTCTGCCCCTCGATGTCGGCCATGCCTTCCTGCAGCGCGTCGGCCTGCAGAAGATGGGCTTTCGCGCACTTGGCGGCGAAGCGCGTGTCCTTTTCCATCCACCGCTGCAGCGTCCGGCGGTCGGGCATCCCCTCGCTTCGGCAGATCGCGCGCAGCGACTCACCCTCCGCAACGCGGGCGCAAATCTCGTCCTCAAGTTCGGCGCACTGCAGTGTCGGTCGTCCGTGTCCCATGCCGGGCATCATCCATCACGCCCCGCCCCACCATGTGCACCGACCCGCTTGAAGGCCGCCGGGGGCTGCGCCCGCCGCTCGTACCGGCAGATGCGGCCGACCGCCCACTTGCTGACCTCGAACTTTTCCGCGAGCACGGTGTAGCTCATCCCTTCCTCGTGCAGCAAGCGAATCAGCTCCACCTCGCCGTCCGTGAGCCGGGCGCGGGGGTGGTCCTCGCCGATCAGCAAACCGCGCTCGTTCACCGCGACAACCCGCATGTGGTCGCTCCTCGAATCTGCAATTTTTTACCAAGACCGCACAAGACCGACCAAGACGGCCAAGACCCCCGTTTTCCTATGTTTACCTCCAACCGACATATATATATTTATGCGCGCGCATAATTAGAAAACTGTGGTCTTGTTGGTCTTGTTGGCCTAAATCGTTTATTTTCAAAAAGGTAGCAGCAAGACCACGCAAAAACCACGTTGGTCTTGGTGGTCTTGTTCGCTACTGTTTCCGCTTCCAAACGCGTACTTGAACCCCGTTTACATACCCGCGATCGCGCATGTACCCTAATTCCTGCAAAGAATTGCAAATTCGCAATTCTTCGCACCTTCGCAGTTGCTTTGCTTCAAGCCTCAACGCAAATCTTGCAACATCGCAAACCCGCAAAAATTCGCGCTCTCCCGGAGTGTCGCCCGTCAGCTCGTCCGTTTCCGCAAGCCATCGCGCGATTTCCTCGGTCCACGGGTCAGTGACCGTGTGCTCGGCATGCACGGCCCTCGCCAGTTCCTCGGCGTCCCGGAACGCCACCCCGCCGGCCTTGAACAGCTCCCGCCCCTCGGCCCACAGCTGCAGCCTGTCCCGACACACCGCCTCAACGTCTGCCGACGCGCCCACCCGAACCGGGAGCCACCGCCTGTTGCCTTCCTTGTCCGCCAGGAAGGCGTCCTCGTTCGTCGTGCCCATGAACACCGCCCGCCGCGGGTACGTCGTCGCGAACTCCCGGAACTTCGGCACCCAGTTCTCGTGCTTGCGGGTGACGAACGCCCTTATGCCTTCTATCGCCCGGGTATTCAGCCCCCGCAGCTCTGAAATCTCGGCAAGCAGCTTGCCCCGCATCTTGCGGGCCAGATCGTCGTCATCCTCGTGGAAGCTAACCTCGGTGAAAAAGTCGGGCGCCGGCACCATCGCCGCCAGGCCCGTGCTTTTCCCCACGCCCTGCGCCCCGACCAGAACGGGTACCATGTCCGCCTGAATGCCGGGTACCCGCACCCGGCCAGCAAGCGCCGTCCACAGATACCGGCTGACCGCCCGGACATACTCCGAGTCGGCCGCCTTGAAGTAGCGCTGCAGGAAGGTCTCGACGCGCGGCTGGCCGTCCCACTGCAGCCCGTCAAGCCAGAGAATCGCCGAGTCGAACGGCCGGTCCTCGGCCACCATCAGCACCGCGTCGCGGACCATCTCCCGGCCGATCGCCTTGAACCCGGCCCGCTCCAGCCGCACGCGCAGCCGGGAATAGTCTGCGTCACGGAAGGGGCGCCAGTCGTCGCCCTTCACCGCGAACATGATCTCGTCCCGGAACTCGTCGTGCCGGATGTCCATCCCGCACAGATCCGGCCGCTTGACCGCCAGCGCGACGTTCTCGAGCGTCGCCTCGATGCGCCCGGCCTTGTCCCGCTTGAACGGCGGCAGCTCAGGCCGCGCCTCGCCTTCCCCCGTACCGGCTTCCACCACGTCGAACTCGCCCAGCAGATCCTCGGCGTAGCCGATCGCCGCGAAGAACTCGGCGTCGGTGCGCCCCTCGCAGTGCCCGTGCAGGCACTTGAAGTGCCCCCGGTCGTGCCCGTTGGTCCCTGCCGGGAACCACACCGTCGAGCCGTCGCCCGCGGTCCCTGTCGTGTGCGCGTCGCCCCACGGACACTCGATCGCC